TGTCGCCGTTGTAGCATCCCATCTGAATCGTGTCACCCGTTGCCAGATAGAGCGTGTCGTTTACGTTTGCCCTATGATACCCGGCAGCGCCTCCCGGGATGCTCGTGCCCCAGGAGCACGCGGATCCGTTGAGTAACAGATAGGGCACAATGATCTTGGTGTCGGCGACCGACTCAACCGTCACGTGCCCGTCAAAATGGACTCGGCACGGGTAAGGTGCTGTGAATATCGATCCCGCCGCGCCGAAAATGCCTCCGTGGTCGTGCGACTCGTTTGTCAACCCGATCGTTGTGTACCCCCCCGCCGTCAAAGTCGTTGCCGGGTTGTTGTAGGCTCGGAATGAAAACTTTGCAGGCAATACCTCACAGGAATCAAAGTCTGCGGTGAAAGCGTTATTTTTCTTGAGTACACACGTCAAGATCCGAGTGTACCCTACAGGGGGAATGAAATACGCCTCCTTGGTGTACCACGTGTTGATTGCAGCAAGCTCACCATAGAAAGCATTCACGTCGACTTGGTGCGAAGCCCAGTCTTCGACAACGGCTCGGGCTTGCACGTAATTTCCCGCCGCGATTGAGCTTGCACGCATCACAGATCTCAACACGTAGCATCGTCCAGATTGGATTGAGAAATAGGTCAAGGTGGACGGAGACCATGCTTGCTTGTCCACTGCCGATGTGGTTGCAAGGAAATGCAGATAACCGTCACCTGACGGCGCGGGATCTCCTGACGTGGAACCAACAAACGAAACGTCGGTATCCCACGTTCCGCCTATGATCACAAGATCATCGGGGATAATTGACATCGTTCAAATCCTCTGCTTGATGCGTGACGCATAAAGCCCGTTGGAGGTGAGCGCTGTGTTTCTCGACATGCTCAAGACATTTGTCGGGCTGATCGCGTCAACCGCGATCTTCGCCGTCGTAACGGCGTTGGTTCCGATCTTCCCGGCAACAACCGCAAGCGCTCCAATCTTTCCTTCCGTGACCGCAAGTGCACCTAGCTTCGCCTCTGTGACGGCACCGCCGTTGATCTTTGGCTCGGTGACGGCCAGGGCCGCAATACTCGCCTCTTGAACTTGGTGAGACGCGCTTACGCCAGTCACTTTAAAATACGTTCCGCCGTCGGCGAGTTGATCCATGTTGCGCGTCCCATCTCCCATTGTCCATTGCCTCTCAACCGTTGTCCTTTCAAACGGCTGATACCCGGTGTTGGTTGGAGGAGTATACATCTCGGCGGTCGCCACTCTCGGATCGTATTGCTCTGCAGTGATCGTGATCGAGTCTCCGTCATCCTGGATCGATGAGATCCTTGCTTTGACAGACACCAAACCAGCTACAGTCTCGGTGATTGTGATTATGTCCGTCGGCTCGAGCAACACGTCAGGCCATCCGACTCGAAATGTATACGTGTTGCGGTTTCGGCACGACCTTTGCGCCATGATCCTAGAGATCAATGTCGCCGGCGCGGCGTTGTGAAACCCGACGCCGAGAGAAGTCATTTGTGCGCGGCGCAATCCAAACTGCGCAACGCCGCCGGAGTCGGGATCCTCCATCGTCATAACGCAATGACCGACCGATACGTCTATGTATTCGACCGGAAATGAGTTGAAACAATCGGCGGGAGATCTTCGGCTGATCCTTACGGGCGCACCCTTGTCTAGAAAATCCGACGGCCCGAAGTCTCGGACCGACGCCGCCGCCGGCACATAGTCAGTGAACCCACCTAGCGGGCCCCGGTAGAGCGTCGACACAATCGTTGAGTCACCAAGAGGCGCCACCTTGATCTTTCCCTGACTCCAAAAACCATCCGAGTTTGTTGCGAGAAGTATCCTTCGAATTATGTCGACGCACCTCTCTTGCCGATCTAGAAACAATGAGATCCGTAGCCCGGAAGCGTCGCAATACGTCCTATACGACGAGGATTCGAGCGGATCAAAGACGGACCGATCCAGCCGAGGATCGATCATGCTCATCGGCATTCCGCAACCGCGCCTCGTATGATTCACGAGATCAACGATGATGTCTGCCGGATTCGCTACGTCATAACCATGCAACGAGAAGTCGTCGCCAAACACAACCCCGTCAAACTCGAGCGCTAGAGCCGGCAACTCCCTTTGCGTGCCGCTCTGAAACGTCCAGTGCAGCGAATAAAGGATCGCGGTGTGTTGGTAGTTGTACCCGGCATACCCATACCCTGACGGGCCGACTTGATCGAGAGCGTCGTTGCCGTGTTGCAAAAACATGCCCCAACCGACCGCGCCGTTGCCCTTGTCGGTCGCGGTGTGAGTGTAGGATCTTTTGTTGTAGAAAGTCCTGACACTTCCAACGATCTCACCCTCGGCGATCGCGGCAATGATGTATTGGTAATACGTTTTGCAGTCCGTTCCCTCATCGTTTAGGTAATCCCAAACGCATGTACCGTCAACAATTCCAGATCCGGTGCCTCCCGGGAAATCAAGAACGGCGTCCGATGTTCCGCTTTGCGTGCAGATATACACCCTCGTCGATCCCGAGACGTTGTAGGCAACCGTCATTCCGTACCAATAATCATGCGCATGAGCCCACAAGTCGCAACCAATCTCCTCGGGTGTAACTTTCTCGATCAAGCGGATCGAGGTTTTGCACCGACCATAGGCAATCGGCAAAGGGATCGCTTGCAGCGAAGATGTGAACGCGATCTCTCCCCTTTCTATATGCGTGGCACCGCCGGACATTTATGCCGCCTCTGGCCTTGGCACGAGAGGGAAACCGCGCCAATGAGAGGTGTTTGAAAATCGATACCCGCACGTCGAAAGCGAACGATCACACCCCGGATAGGCGTCAAATCCTATTCCAGATCCGAGCGCCGTCGAGAGCGGTTGAGCGAGTTTGAAAGTTGCATAGGTCGTTGAGTTTGAAAAGCTCTCGATCGATCTGATCTGACCGGACTCTGCACCAGAGGTGATCGTCAAAACTCCGAGATTGAAATAGAACGATGATTTCGCAAGGATCGCTGCCGATGATGTGACAACATAGTCAACCGTGCCGCCGGTCGTTGTCACTCCGGCGATCGTATACGCCACGCGACTCAATCCGCAATTCGCATCATAAACAGCATTTCCGCATTGCGGTTGGATCAAAAACTTTGGAAGGTAGACGTTCATTGCCTCGAGTTGAGACTTGAGCCTCATTGTCACGTTGAGCCCCGACGGCTCGACTGTAGATACCGGACCCTCGAACCATGATGGGATCACACCGAGAGAGAGATCTCCGGGCGTCGGTCCAATCGCATGATCGATCCGCACCCTCGCGCCGTCCAAGTATCCTCTCGCGGCGAGAGCAACGAGAGGGATCCCACCGACCGAAAACGTGCCGCCAAGCTCAATGTCGAGAGTGTCAATGCTGAGATTCGAGGATTGACGATAGGGCCCACGCTTGATTGTTGGAGCGTTTGCCGTTCCCGAGGCATAGTATATTGATCCACTGACCGTCAAATTTGTGTCGTTCGAGGTCCAATGAAAGTGAGTCGTGCCATCAACGAGCGTCAACGTGTAGAGGTCGCACCGCCACGCGGAAGCGTCGCCGGATTGTCTCGCGGCGAGCCAGTTTTTGAGATTTGTAGGAGCGGTTTTCACGGGATCACGCTCACGAGATCAATCCCGCCCATTCGCCACATTCCCTCAACAATCCTCTCAGCCGAGATCCCGGGAGTTGCAAACCTCACCCGCCGATAGAAACTGCCCGACCACGACAACAAATCCGACGCCGCCGGCGCGACCGCAAACAGAACAAGGCCCGGCGCCGAAAACGTGTAATCAGATCCATACGTCTGCAAGCTCGCTCCCTTGTAGATCAAAACAGGCATTGAGGTTTTCAACTCATACACCGGCTCGAATCCGTCACCGGGCGTCGGCCAAAACTTTGGCGCCTTGAGCGCGACCGCCGCGCCGCTCGTCGCATCCGGCTCTGTGTAGAGCGCCGACGCCGGCGTCGGCGTATCCTCATCCTGAGCCTGGAATAGCTCAATCGTCACGCCGGTTGCCCACGACGCCGCCGCTCCGATCGTGAGCGTGTTTGTCGACCCGGCCGAAGTATAGGCAACATGAATCCGGCGCCATGACGACGAGAGAGTAAAGCTATCGCTTGTCGCCTCCGTTGTTCCGATCTTCAAAGTTGTTCCGGCAGCGCACCGGGCAAAGATCGAGAACGTGCGGGCGACGCTCGCGGGTCGAGTAAAGCTCGTCGCAATGATCGTCGCCGTGCCGCTCGAGGTGTAGCGAGAAGCCGTATAGCTGCCATCCGGCGCCGAGCAAAGTGTGAGAGCGCCTAGGTTTGTTTTTGCCCATGGCGCGATCTCGAAGTCGCGAGAGCGCGGTGCACAATTCACTCGGCCTGTAGTTCTGAAAGCCCACGGACCGCCCGACTTGTCATAGACCGATGACTTGAGAGTCCGTTGCAGTTGGAAGCTCAACGTGGCGCCGTCGCCGACTCCGAAACCGTGTGAGGTATTGCTTTCGAGCTTGTCGGTGACGGTGTTGTCAACGGGATCGTCGATCAGAAACGAGTCGAGCATGCCAAACCGCGCGGTGAAAAACCGCACGACTTGGAAAAGCTCGTCAAACGACGAGTTGTTGCGGAGAAAGTCGATCGACAATCGGTAACGGATCTTCGGTTGTGTCTGCCACGTCGATCGCATCTCACGACCGCCAACGCTCTCATGTACCGTTACCGCAGTCGTCGGCTCTCGCGACAACCGCAACCCAACACCCGGCAACGTCATCGGGAAAATGTAGTCGCTTGCGCTCATCTATTGTTTCTCAGGTTTTCCTTGATTGCGTTGTTGAATGCTGGCGACTCGACGAGTTTCATTATGCTCGGTCCGTCAATGCCGTTGATGTAGATGTTAGGCGCCGCCGGCATGCCGCCGCCAGTCGCGAGCGCCGCACGTAGCGGGTCGGCGATCTGTGCGGGCAATACCATTTCTCGCTCATGCAATTGCGTCAACGGGTTGAGCCCCGACGGCACGTCAAAACCTCCTCGTGCGCTTGGTATTTTGTCGATCATTCCCTCGACGATCGCAAACGCCAATCCCGCCGCTACCGTTCCGACTGCGATGCCGACGACAGGAATCCCGGAGTTAGCTGCCATTGCCGAAGCCGCCGCTTGCGCGGCGTATGCCATGACGATCGACCTGATCGAGGAAACGAAAGCCTTGACCATGGCCTTTCCGGCCGTTTTCGAGTTGTCGATGATCGACAATGACGCCGTTGACCATGCGTCGGCAATAGATCTCGCGACCGCGACCTCGGTTTGCGCTTGTTGTTTCGCGAGCAAGTTTTGATAGTCGGATGTTTTCTTGAAAAGGTCTCGGCGACGATCCTCGTTGGCGTCAACAATCTTTTCTATCTCTTCTGCCTTCTCCTTCTCTCGCTTGATCGCCTCATTCTTTGACTTCTCTTCGGACCGCGCACGCACATCGGCTTGCTTTGCTAGAGTATCCTCCAAGAAGTCGAGCGTGCGCAACTCCCTTGCTCTCTCCTCCGCCTCGTCCTTGCCGCCCGACCTTGCTTTTGTTTTCGCTGTATCACCGGAGGATTTCTCCTGGTCCTTGATCTCCTTTACCTCGCGCTCGTTCGCCAGAGATTTGACCTTAATCGCAAGCTCGTTTTTCAGAGCTTCTATATTCGCCTCGCGCGCCTCGACGCCTTCTTGCGTAACCTCCTTCTCCTTATTCATCTCATCGACGATCGCAGATTCCCACTTGAGGCGACCCGACTCGATCTGCTTGCCGACCCACTCGTCCCCCAGATTCACCCTATCCTTCTCTGCGGAGAGTAGCTTTTGCTGCCAAGTGATCGCGCGCTCCATTTCTGCTATTGTCTTGGTTGCCTGATCTGTGACCCATACGTCGCTCATCGCCTCCTTTGCTTTTCTGGACCGCTCAATGATCGTGTAATACGTTTCCTCGAGAGTCGTGAGTTGCGTGTCTACTTTCTTGACCTCGACGACTTGCTCTGAAAATGCCTTGCTCAAAAGCCCGACCGCTACGGTTGCCGCGCCAATCGCAAGCCCGACCGGACCGCCGGCAGCAAGCCCGCCGGCGAGCTTGCCTAGGACTGCACCAACTTCGCTTCCGGGCCCGAGGATCGCAGTTAGCTCGCTCGAGAAAAACTTTGTGTTGGCGCTCGCTTGCTTCGCAGATTCCTTGTGAGCTTGGAGCTTCTCCGAAAGGATTTCGAGAGCACCGCCGGCGCCCGTTGCTTTCGCGCCCGTCTCGCTGAGAGCGTCGCCCATCTCGGACGCGCCAGACTTGAGCGAGGCGGTCGCGGCGGCAATGCCGCTCGCGGTGTCGTTGGTTGCCTGTATCGCAACCGAGATCTGGGCAACTTCTTCGCCCATGATCAGCCGCCGTTCGCGAGAGCTACAAACGACCTCACGTCGCTCTCGTCTGCAAAGCCTGAGGCTTGCGGTGCCGGAACCACCGCACGCATCTCAATCCCTTTCGCCAAGAGCAAGCTACGCTCGAGAGCGGCAACTGCCATATGCGTCGGCGGGTGCTTTCGCCAATGAGCGACGAGGCGAGAGAGATCCTTGAGCGGCATTGAATCGACCTCTCTCGACGGCAAGCCCGTTGCTGTCATTACGAGCCCGTAAAGCTCGGGCCATTCTAGGGGCTCGGTGCTTTTCCCGACTCGGCCGGGATACCCTCCATTGAATATGCCATGATCGCTTGATAGGCGCCGATCACGACGCCCGGCGAAAACTCACCCGAGAGCTTGCCCGCCTCGATCCCGGTCGACAACGCAACAACCTCGACGGCGTGCCGCACCGTGCCCATGCTGCCGGTCGACTCCTCCTCGGCTTCGGCGGCGTCGCAAAACTCGCCGACTCCGAGTTGCCGGATTGATACGGTCGTGCCTCCGAGGTCAAGATCCTTGCGCTTTAGCGTGCTCACCGGCACCCTCCCTAGTCGCCGGTGTAGAAGTCGCAAACCGACTTTCCGGCGGTGCCATCCTCGGTCGCGAAAAACTCGACGTTTTGCGCAGTGAAGTCGGCCGGCTTGAGAGCAAGCCCGAGCTTCGGGAAAAATGCCGAGTAGAACTTGACGCCAACGATCTTGCCGGCAGCGCCGCCGCCATAAACGACCATTTGAATCCCGGTCGCGAGAGCCGACGGCGTGTTGACGACCGCGATCGTTTTGCCGAGAGAAGCGCTCGTATATCCGTAAGCAATCGCGACCTTGTGCGCGGCGTCGGCGGTGTTGAAAGTGTAGATGCCTGCGGCGACCGAATATACTCCCGTTCCCGTCGCCGTAGCGCCTCGAGTCATCCATAGATTTGTCGTGAGGTCGAGCACACCGTGGTCTTGAACCCACGTCGCCGAGTTTGTCACCGTGATCTGAAAAGGCGTCGTTGGGATCGTGCCGATCTCACCGGGCACGCCAACCGTCGATCCAGCCACAGGAGTCACGCCAAGTAGCTGCCCGATCGCGCCTCCAAAAACAGAGACGGTGCCCGCTTTGCCGGTAATGTCGACGTTGCCGCGACCGACCGCAACAACGTGCTGCCACTGCCCGCGCTCCTTCACGAGGTTGGCGGCAATGTCAACGCTCACGTCTTTGACGAGCCCGAAAGGGATCGGGGTTGGTGTCGCGCCCGAGGGAATCGCAGAAAGGTAGCCGATACCAAAGTGCTGCATAGCCTAACTCCTCGATCCGCGCACGAGCGCCTTGAGGCGATCCTTGGCGGCGGTCAAACGGTTGATCTCGTTGTTGTCGATCGCTCGGTTGTGGAATGTCTCGCGAAACCAAAGCTCTATCGTTGCATCGGTCGGGCTCTCTGGCGCGTCGGTCGTTGCGGTTGCCGTGCTCGGTGTTGCGTCGTCGTGTTTTCTCATGCCCGACACCTTACGTTGACCGTTCGACAAGTCACACGATCACGGGCTCGCCTGGACAAGCATATCGACCGTGACGAGCGCGATCCCTTCATTCCCCTGCGATCCGTCGTCGATCTCGACGAGAGACGGTTGCGCCCATTGCACCGCGCCGCCGAGCGTCGACCACTTTTGCACCATTTGCCCAGGCCCGAGCGTCGCCTCGTTGGGTTGCCGCTCAAGCGCCGCCTCGATCTTGCCGACAAGCTCGTTGAGGATCGGCTCGGCCGAGCTACCCGGATCAGCGTCGGCCCGAGCGTACACATAGATCCCGGCGGTGATCGTCCACAACGCACCCTCGGGCCCGCCGACCTTTGGCGAGTGCACGAGCCCGACAACGCAAATAGCGGCCTTCTCGGCGGCGCCGAGTTGATCCCAAGTGATCAAACGTCTCGTTACCGGGCGCCCTAGGTAGCTGCCGCAATAGGTTTGCAACCGCTCGGCGAGAGCGCGCAACGGTGCCTCGTGATCAATTGGCATTTTTCAACTCCCGCATTGCGGCGGAAAGCCGCGAGTGGATCCTCGAGCGCGCCGCTTCAAACTCGGGTCGCAAAAACGGACTGCCCGCATAGTTGACGTGACGCACGTGAGCCCTCACGGCAGCACGCCCGCCACTTCCGAGCTTGCCCCTGCCGCCTCGCTTGCCGATCGACCGCAACCGCCGAGAGTGAGCACCGATCGCAACGTCCTTTCGAAGGCCAAACTCGTGAAACGCGCCATAGGCAACGTTGGTGCCGACGCGCGAGGTTGCCGTCGAGTCGTCGGCGGTGAATCGTTGTGTGATGCTTCGGCGCAACCGTCCAGTGCGAACTATGAGCGCGTTGCCGGTCAACTGGTTTTGCTTTATGTCGGCCTGAAGCTCGATCCCGCTACGCTCGACCGCCCTGCGCACGCGCGCCCATCCTCGAGCCGCCGCCGACTTGAGCTTTGCCTCGACGGTATCAACGCCGGTGACGACGGCGCGCACGCCGACGCTCATCTAGGCCAACCTCTCCGGTAGAGATCAAGAACCGACCTTGCGGCTTTCGGAAGCTCGTCGGTCGAGAAGCTAATCACCTCGCCTTGGATTGATTTGCTCGCCTCGTCGACACGAGAGCGCCGCTTGTACCACGACGCGCAAGCCTCGAGGCAGGCATGGGCGAGGTCGGCCGGGATCGTTGAGTAGCCGGCAGTGTAGGCAACCGAGACGTTTGCGATCCCTCGAGTGAATCGCGGGCCCGCATTTCCTCCGTCGAGCGCAAGCGTGTTGGGCGGAACGAGAACCCAACCAGCAGCACCGACCGAAGCTCGAGCCGCAAGAGGCGAGCCGTCGATCGTCACCGACGAGACCGCGCTCACCGGATAGTCAGGCAACACAATCGTCGGGCCTCCTCGGCCTGAAAATGTGTAGGTTTGCGAGGTCGAGGCGAACGTTCGGTCCGTGTAGCTCTCGAAAAAGTCCGAGACGGCGCCGATCAACCGAGTCAACGTCGCGTCGTCGGTAATCAAGCTCGGTTGCAAAAACTTCCAGGTAACGCCGCCGTCGACAATCGCGGCGCCGGCGCCAGTCGGGCCCGTCCCTATCCCGCTCGAGGTGCCGCCAACCGTGCACGTGTAGAGGTTGCCGCTCGACCGGCAACTGTCGCCGGCGACGTATGCGGTCGACTGTGCCCATGCCGACGGTTGCGCTAGGTAGGTTTTTAGAGCTCCGAGGGTTGTGAGAGCGGCGGGCACGGGCTAGCCTCTCTTGTGCTTTGCTCGTGCTGACCCCGGATTGCTCGGCGTCACCTCGATAGGCAACGGCTCGGGCTTCGCTGCCACGTGAGCCACGGGCGCCGGCGTCGAGGTCTGTGGCGGTGCTCCAAGACTCATCCCGAGAGCGAGGAGATCTGTAACGGCTTCGGGCGGCACCTCGAGCACGCCGCTCGAGTCTTTGCGGTAACTAGCGCCCGCCCAACTGACTTGATCATAGGGCCCGTGCATTTTCACCATTGCCGACCTCGCATGAGAGAGAACCGATCTGGGCGCCCGCCCCGGAAGTGAGACGAGCGCCCGTCACGGCAGAGGGATCCGATCGCGAGGGCTAGACGCCCGGCGCGATGTTGGTGATCACCGCCAAGCTCGGCGGGAAATAGTTTTGCAACACGCCGTCAAAATAGACGCCGTACTCATACTTGCGCGAGCGGCGAGGCCATTCGACCTGATAATAGTCCTGGCGCAAGAGCATGCGGCAGACTTCGGCGACGCCCGAGAGCTTGTATGGGAGCTCGGTGCAACGCCCGAGGATCACGCCCGGCGGCATGTTGGGGTGGACCTTGATCGCCATTTTGGTATTGGTGATCACGTTCAAGAGCGAGCCGATCACGGTGCCAGCGTCGATCGAGGTCGACGGGCTCGAGCCGTCGAGGTTGAAACGGATCAACGGTGCGCCGCCGTTTTTGATGATCAACGTGTTGAGGTCGAGGAGTTGCTGCCCGTTGACCCACAACTCGTCAATCGAGAGCCGGTAGAGATTCCACCGATCCTGACACATAGCGTCGATCTGTGTGATCCCGCCCGCGCCGTTGCTCGTGAGCTTGGTGCCCGTGCCGCCGGTGCCGGTCGCGAGAGTCGCGACATAGGCGCCCGAAGCCGGCGCGAGAGCTTGCGTGAGCAAGCCGTCAAACTCGAGCGAGCACTTGTCGTGCCGGGTCGAGAGATTCGCACCGGGCACGATCGTCGTGCTCGCGTCGGCGATCACGTTGTAGCTATTGAGCGTCGTGATCGCTGCCAGGAAATACCCGGCGGCGTTGGCGTTGGTGTACCAGGCATAACCGAAAACCCCGGGCACCGCCGCCACGCTCGCGAGCGCTGACTTGTGCGTGCCGTCGATCGTGACGCCGCTCGACGCGCTCGAGATCGCGCTCATGTTGCCGTTGTAGGTGTCGCTCGACCCGTCGGTATTCGCCTTGGTGAAAACCGCATAGTCATTGGGATCGAGAACAAGCCCGAGAGAACTTCCGACGGTGCCGTTGTTGAGCCCCGCGAGAGCCCAATAGGCGTGCCATCCGAGCGCTACCGCCTTGACGAGCAAGGTGCCGTTGGTAACGGCGCTTACAGAGTCGGTATTGAGCACGACGGTCGGCGTCGGGCATACGCCGGTTGTGCCGAGGTCGAGAGACGTGTTGCCCCCGAGAATTACACCTTCCTCGGCGATCATGGTCGAGCGCAAGAGAGCCTCGACGGCGCGGGCTTTGGCGTCGTCAAACCCCTTGGCAGCATAGTCGGCCTCAAAGTTGACAAAATCCTCGAGCCCGAAGCCCCGGAAAGCCGCGAGCTTGTCGGCCATGGTGTGCGTGGTCGCCGCACCTCGGTTTCCTTCGCTCACGCCGAGCCGCACGCCGGTCGTATTGATCCCCGAGATCACCCGCCAGTTTGCTTGGATGCCGGCGCCGCCGCTCACTCGCGGGATCGAGTTGCGCAACGGAGTGAGCACCGGGTAAAGCGACTTCGCCGGCGCCTCGAGATCGTAAAAGGTCAAACCGCTCGTTGCGGTGCCGGACTGCAGCCAGCCCGCCGCCTTGGCGATCGCGTCGTTTGGCAACGACTGTGCTTTGCGAACAAGCTCTAGGGTTTCTTGAA